CTCCTGATCCTGAATGCGCAGTATCTCGTCCACGAGGACGGCTATGGTTTCATCGGTAAGCATATCCTCCATCGTGGCTTTCAGAACGGCCTCCTCCAGCACGTCTTTTCTGATCGGCTTTAGTTTGCACTTGGAGCCGCGTTTCTTTTTTCCGCACTTATAATAGTGGTATACCTTGCCTTTCTTTCCGGTCCCGGACTCACCCACCAGCATTGCGCCGCAATAAGCGCAGAAGCATTTACATGACAGCTTATAGTCCACGTTTGCCCTCCCGGCCGCGTTTTGATGGAGCGGCCTGAAATAATCCTCACAGGCGCGGAAAGTGGCCTCGTCAATCAGAGGCTCGGCACGAAGCTCCACGCCGTCCGTGTCAAAAATACCGAGGTATCTCTCATTACGGAGCATCCGGTATATGACCGCCGGGGATATACGGCCGCCGCGCCTCCCGGTTATCCCGAGCTTGTTCAGATAATCCACGAGATCGTTGACGCCGGTGCCGGACGCATACATCCGGAACACCTCCCGGATGGCCGGGGCCACTTCTTCGTCTATCTGAATATGGCGCTCCTCGTCCACCCTATAACCCAGCGGGAGCGGTGCGCCGCAATAAAGGCCCTTCTTCAAGGTTTCCCGGCGACCGCGGATAACCTTCTGCCGAAGGTCGGCGCTGTAATACTCGGCCATGCCTTCAAGGACAGACTCGAGGATTATTCCCTCGGGGCCATCCGGAACGGACTCCTCCGCGTACATGAGCTTGACTCCGGCCTTTTTTAGCTTGTATTTATTGAAAGCGATATCCTGGCGGTTCCGGCCGAAACGGTCAACCTTCCACACGATCACGACCTGAAACTTCCCAGCGGCTGCGTCTCTAATCATCTTCTGAAATTCTGCCCGGTTCTCGGCGCTCTTTCCTGAAATGCCCCGGTCGGCATATAAGCCGACGATATCGATGCCGTTCCGCTCCGCATAAGCGGTGCAGTCAGCAACCTGACCCTCTATGCTCTGGTCTGTTTGGCGCGGCCCTTCCGAATACCGCGCATATATAACACCGTTCAAATATATCCCTCCTTAATAGCTTTCTATGTACTGACACGCGGCCACGACCGCATCATCAAAGCCGGCCAGCTCGGAAAGGTCACGGAGCGACGCTTTCCAATGGCGCTGGTTTTTATTTTTCTGCGCTGCAAAGCGCGGATCGTCTGCAGATAATCCGGCCGGTTCCGCGTCTATCGACACCCACCGAGCACGGTCGGTATATTTGAGCCTCATAAAATCATTTACTCCGGAGCATAGCGACAAATAATTATCGGCCCGGCGCTCCAAGGCGACCGGGACGCCGGGCTTCCGGTTCCGGATAATCTCGATAAAATGCTGCGCCACCTGAAGCTCCTCCGGCGTCGCGTTTAATTCCTTGTCAAACTGCGAGCGCACGCCATCAATTCCAATAGATATCCCATTCATAAAAGCACCTCCTAACTGAAATCAGCCCATATTACATTGCCGACGCGGCGGATGATCCTCCATCTAACTCCCTTTTTATATGGAGTATATCGCAAACCGACTCTTTTTTATCATTTGAAGCGGCGCGGTATGCGTTCAGGACTCGGAGCTCTTCGTCGGTGAGGAGCCTGGTTGTCTCGGACGACCGGCCAGTTAAATAATCCATATCGACATTGAATAGGTCGGAAATTGCCTCGAGCAATTCTGGTTTTGGATATCGGGTGCCGCGCTCATAATGTGACACCGCTTGTTTTGTTATTCCAAGAGCTTCTGCGAGCTGATCCTGCGTCCACTGCCTCTCTATCCTTAAGGTTTGAAGTATCTGGTTAAACTGCCTCATTTCCCGTAACCTCCCTATTTTTCTCGCTTTCAACATTATAAACGATATGTTTATATTAGTAAACAAAAAGTTTCAAAAAGGACTTGCTTTTTTGTAAACATAGTGTATACTTGTGACTTGGGTAAACAAAACGTATACAACGGAGGGACACTATGAAAATCAAGGAATTATATCAGCAATACAAAGCAGCGACGGCCGCAGCGGATCAGGCGGACAAGATGTACGAAGCGCATCCGGAGAGCAAGGAGCTCGAGGAAAACTTCGACCGGCTCTATACAAGGCAGTGGGACTTATTCGAGCAGCTGGCTCTTGAGATCAGCAACCTCGCCACTATCGATTACAAGCTGGCCCGCACGATCATTATGAAAAAAGGCCCAGAGCTCGACAACCTACTCTCAAGATTGGAGGCATGATATGAAGCGATTTTATTACACCTTCGGAACAGATCCCGCATTCCCGCACGGCGCTGGCGAGTACGTCGCCGTGGAAGCTGAAAACGAAACCGAGGCCGATCAGAAGTTCATGGATGTATATCCTCCCCGGCCGGGAAGTAAGCTCCTGAATTGCGCGTTTGTTTACGCGGCGGAGAAGTTCGAAGCATTCCGCGATAAATACTACAAAGGCGTGGAACCCGTGCGGGTTATCAAGTAAGGAAAGGAGGACACTATGGACAAGATCAAGATCGGAGAAAAGCTGCGCGAGCTTCGCGGTACTAAATCCCAGCGCGAAGTGGCCGAGGCAGTCGGCGTAACAGCGATGGCCGTTTCACTATATGAAAGCGGCGAGCGCATACCACGCGACGAGGTCAAGATGAAGCTGGCCAAATACTATGGCGTTCCGGTGTCAATTTTTTTTACCTAACAAGTATACATTTCGTTGACTGAATAAGGAGGAACGCTATGCAGAAAACAACAGACCCGGCATTGACGTCACTGGCCCACGCGGCCCTTGCGGCAATCCGGAGAACAGGAGGAGCGATTGAGACACTACACGATGAAAGAAAATCTAATCTCGGCGGCGATCGGCGTGGCGCTGGGTTTGATATTCGGCTTGTGCCATTGGAAGTCGGTCATGGGGAGAACGCCGCAGCTGTATCAGGTGGAACCGGTGAAGTATAAAACCCTTCAATATGTCGCGGTCGAGGATCCGGAGCCAATGCCCGCACCGCTTCCGGTAACCGTCGAAACCACCGACGAGCCGAGCTGGTTCATCGATCCGGACATCCCGATGGAAGTTCAGGAAGCCGCGCAGAAGTACGGCGAGCTGTATGGACTATCGCCGGAGTTCTTGGAGGCGGTCGCATACGCCGAGAGCCGTTACGACCCCGAGGCCGTAAACGGCGGCTGCCTCGGTCTGATGCAAATATCAACCCGCTGGCACATAGATCGAATGGAGCGCCTCGGCGTGACCGATATTTTCGACCTCGACGGCAACATGGCCGTGGGCGCTGATTATCTCGCGGAGCTTTTCGCAACCTATGAAGACGCGGGCGCCGTCCTGATGTACTACAACGGCGACGCAAACGCAGAAGCATACCTTAACGGATCGGCCAGGCTCTCCGGATACGCAAGCGGCATCCTCGCCATGGCCGAGGAGCTGGAAGAAAAGCATGGGAAATAATATCCGGCAGCTTATCGACGCGGCCGTCGCGGAGTACGGAAGCGAGTGGCTACGGCTACCGCAGCAGCAAAAAGACTTCTGGATATGGATACAAACGAAGGAGGATCCCGAGATGATGGTTTGCACTAAATGCAAGGAAAAGTTCACCGGCGAGGAAATTTCAGAGCTCCGGGCCATGCACGAACCTATGTCGATGCACCCGTTCATGTGTCCGGACTGCTACGACCGGTTTATGCGGCAGGACTTGGAAGATCAGTTTTCAGAACTTATCGAAGGAGGTGATGCGACCATGCAAGAAAAATTATGACCCCGGCAGCAATAACGCGAACCGAGGCCACAACCTGACAACCCTATTTTACCACAAGGAGGTAACCAATGAAAATCAATCTTGAATTTGAAAACGCGGAGAAGTTCTTCTCGGAGCTTCCGAAGTTCGCGGCCCTGATTGGCATAGCGAATGAGTTCGCGTCTTTCACCTACGTCAAAAAGGGCGACAGCACACCGGTGCTCAATCCAGTAAATGTGAAGGTTTACCGTGACGCCGACAATATCGTCCATATTACAAGCCCAGACGAGGCCACCAACGACGAAGCGCATGACAAGATCAAGAACGCGCTGGAAAACGGCACCGCTTTCATTGAAGGGCAGAAGTCCTCAAAGAAAACCGCGGAAACCGCCGAGAAGCCCTCCGAAGAACCCGAGCCGGATAAAAATACAGCCAAGGAAGAAAAGCCCGCAGAAAAGGCCGCCACGGCTCCGACAGAGGCAAGTGCAAAGGACACTGACGTCCGCGCTGCGCTTAATGTCCTTATCAAATCAGGAAAGCGCGATGCGGTGCAGACGATCCTGAAGGAGTTCGGTGCGAAGAACTTCTCCGGATTAAAGGAGAAGGACTACGCGGCCGTTATCGAAAAAGCGAAGGAGGCGGCTAATGAGTAAACACGCATTCCTGCCCGCATCATCAGCGGGACGCTGGATGCCCTGCCCCGGCTCCGCTCACATGGCGACGCTGTACCCGGAAACAACCTCGGTCAATGCCGAGGAGGGAACGCTGGCCCATGAGTTGGCCGCGCTCGAGATCGAGAACGCGCAGGAACCTTCATCCGGCTATAAAAAAGCCCGGACGGCGATCAAGAAAAAGGTTGACGCTTTCTATAAAGCGCATCCGGAGCTTGACGAGTCCTTCGATACCATGGCCAAGGCGCTGGAGCCTTATATCGATTATGTGACCGCACGCTTTCAGGAGGCCAAGGCCAAGGACGAGGCGGCGGTGCTTATGACAGAACAGCGCGTGGAGTTCGGCGAGTACGTTCCCGACGGCTTCGGAACCAGCGACGTGGTTATCATCGGCGGCGGCAAAGCAATCGTTATTGACCTGAAATATGGCAAGGGCGTGCCGGTTTCCGCTGTGAACAATCCGCAGATAAGGCTTTACTCTATCGGGGCCATGAACGCTTTCGACCTGGTCTACGACTTTGACGAAGTGACCGGTGTCATATACCAGCCACGTCTTGACTCCGTAACCGAGGAAACGCTGACCGTAGACGACCTGAAGGCGTGGGCCACTGAAAAGGTAAAGCCCGCCGCCGAGCTGGCCGTATCAGAAAACCCGCCTTACAACCCCGGCTCATGGTGCCACAACTACTTCTGCCCGGCGGCTGGATCATGTAAGGCAAGAGCCAAGGCCGCGCTGGCCGCCGAGGAGTTCTCGGATCGTGATCCGGCGCTTTTATCCGACGAGGAACTGGCCGACGCTCTGACCCGCGCGGAACTTCTCGCAAGCTGGGTCAAGGACTTACAGAGCTTTGCTTTGTCGGCCGCTTTAGATGGCGCCGCTATACCCGGCTGGAAAGTGGTCGAGGGCCGCGCTAACCGGAAGTACAAGGACGAGGGCGCCGTGGCCGCTGCAGCTATCAAGGCCGGTTATGACGAAGCGATGATCTACGAAAAGAAGCTGCTCACGCTCTCCGCAATGGAGAAGCTCATGGGCAAGAAGCAGTTCAAAGCAACATTGGAGGATGCGGGTCTTGTATATAAGCCGCAAGGCAGCCCGACACTCGCGCCGGAATCGGACAAGCGTCCGGCGTTCAACACAGCAAACGATGATTTTAAGGAGGATTAAAAAATGGCAAAGTATCCCGCGAAACTGATGACAGACACAAAGGTTAGAACAGGCAAGGTGCGCCTTTCATACGCGCATTTATTTGACAAGTATGAGAAGTCCGGCAAGTATCAGTGCCAGCTTCTGATTGACAAGGACGACAAGGACACGCTCTCCGTGATCAAGGAGGCCATCGCCAACGCGAAGGAGGACGGTAAGACCCGCTTATGGGGAGGCAAGGTTCCCGGAAATCTCCGCTCCCCGCTTAACGACGGCGACGAGATGGAGGAGCCCAACGAGAACTACGAGGGCAAGTACTACCTGAACGCGAAGTCAACCAGGAAGCCCGAGGTCGTTGATCTTGAACGCGAGTTCATTCTCGACCCTGACGAGTGCTACTCCGGATGCTACGTCCGCGCGACGATTGTGTTCTTCCCTTATAACAACGAGGGCAAGGGCGTGGGCGTGATCCTGAACAACGTGCAGAAGCTCGAGGACGGCGACAGGCTTGGCGGCTCTACCGCAAGCGCAGAGGACGACTTCGGCGATGAAGACGACGACCTGATGGCATAAGGAGTTGATGTAGATGGAAATGGGCGTTGACATAGAAACATACAGCTCCGTCGATATCGACAAGGGGGTCTATGCCTACACCGAAAGCGAGGACTTTGAAATATTGCTGGTCGCTTATAAACTCGGCGACCAGCAGGAAGTCCGACAGTTCATGCCGCAGCGCTTCACATCCCGGCCGGGTGTATTGACCGGCCAAGGGATCGACGGAGAACAGATCCGGTTATTTGATGAAGACAGCATCGAGCTCGACGGCTCCGAGGAGGAGTTCCTTGCAGCACTGAATAATCCCGACATCATAAAAACCGCTTACAACGCAAACTTTGAACGGACGTGCTTCCGGGCCTATTACGGCTCGGAATGCAACCCGGACGAGTGGCGCGACACTATGATACTGGCCTCAACGCTGGGGCTGCCCCGCTCCCTCGAGGGCGCGGGCGACGCTTTAGGGCTGGCCAATGATCAGAAAAAGCTCCGCACCGGCAAGGCTTTAATTCAATACTTCTGCAAACCGTGCAAGCCCACCAACAGGAACGGCGGCCGGGAGCGCAATTATCCCCGGCACGACCTCGCAAAGTGGCGCTTGTTCTGCGAATACA